GTACGCTTAAGATCACCGTGCAGGTTAGCGAGAACATTGTGTTCGGGCCCGAACTGCAGGTTGCGAAGACGCTGGTCGACGAGTGCCTGCGAGAGTGGTCGGCCGGAACGCGGACCGAGATCCAGGCAATCATCAATCGCGCGTTCGATGTCGACAACCAAGGGCGGATCAATCGCAACGATCTGCTTGGGCTGTTGCGCCTCGAGATCGAGGACGAACGCTGGCAGGATGCGATGCGTGCTATCCGTGACAGCATGCGCGTCGTCGGCTCCAAGCGGTACGTGCGGATGTATCGGCGCCCGAATGCGCAAGCGTCGTGGTCTGCAGTCACCATCGACGTTGCATCGGGCTGATGCCCACGCAGGCGCCGCGCTTCAGGCCGCCAGGCTGGCGTGAGCCCAAGCCATGGGAGCGACCCGCGCGACACCAGGACAAGCGAAAGCGGGGCCGTGCGGGTCAGCGCGATCGGCGCCAGGTGCTTGCCGAGGAGCCGTTCTGCAGAGAGTGCCTGAAGCATGGCCTGTACGTGGCGAGCGACGTGGTCGACCACATCGTCAACCTTGCCGCCGGCGGCAGCGACGAGCGCGAGAACAAGCAAGGCCTCTGCAATCCCTGCCATGATGCGAAGACGAAGGCCGAAGCGCAGCGCGGCCGCGAGGACCATCGCAGCTGAGCCCTGCCCCGGGAGGGGGAGGGTCCCGGCCTGAGGCAGCCCTGAGGGGACACCGTTACCCGAAGCAGATTTCTACGCGGGCGAAATCAAAAGGGAAAAAGTTGCGCCCCGGCGCACGAACGGCCGGCTGCCTGGCCATAGTAGGAGGTGGCCGTGTCACGTGGTGGATCCCGACCTGGCGCCGGGCGTCCTCGCAAGGACCCGGCACTGAAGAAGCTTGCCGGTACCGAGCGCGCCGATCGCGACGTGGCACCGGTTGCGGACGCCGCGGCCGCGCCGATGATCTGCCCGCTACACCTTTCCGATCTGGCGCAACTGCACTTCGGATCGATCGCCAAGATGCTGGCCGACCAGCAGCGCGCGAACCCGCACCACGCGGAACACGTGGCGCTACTCGCGCAGCGCCTCGAGCAGATCCAGCGGTACCAGGCGGTGCTCGAGGTTGAGGGCGACACCTACACGACTAAGTCCGCCAAAAAGGTGGGTGAGGAAGTGATTGTTACGACGCTGATCCGAGCTCGCCCGGAGGCAGCGATGCTGTCGGATGCCATGCGGCACGCGCAGTCATTGCTGGGCGAGTTGATGCTCAACCCTGCCGCGGCGCTCAGAATCGCGACAGGCCCGAAGCCTGAAGCGGGCGCGTTCGACGACTTCTGATGTGGAGGCACGCAACTACGCGGCGATAGCGCGCCAGTACGCCAGCGACGTCGCCAAGGGGAAGATCCCGGCCTGCAAGTCGATCCGTCTGCAGTGCCAGCGCTTCCTGGACGACCTGAAGGCGCAACGCGGCAAGGACTTCCCGTACCGCTTCGACGAAGACAAGGCCGCGAGGCCCTGCCGTTTTATCGAGCGGTTGCCGCACTCGAAGGGCAAGTGGGCGCGGAGCAAGGAGACGCTCCGCCTCGAGCCGTGGCAGGTGTGGATCATCGCAGCGACCTTTGGGTGGCTGCACAAGAGCGGCACACGCGCTGGGCTGCGTCGCTTTCGACGCCTCTTCGTGGTCGTACCACGCAAGAACGGCAAGTCGGCCCTGTCGGCCGGCATCGGCCTGTACATGTTCTGCGCCGATGGCGAGTTCGGCGCCGAGGTCTACTCGGGCGCCACAAACGAGAAGCAGGCGTGGGAGGTTTTCAAGCCCGCACAGCTGATGGCGTCACGCACGCCGGCGCTGCTCAAGCGCTTCGGCATAACGGTCAATGCCAAGAACCTGATGCGCGTGGACGACGCGTCGAAGTTCGAGACTATCATCGGAGATCCGGGCGATGGTCAGTCGCCCAGCTGCTCCATCCACGACGAGTACCACGAGCACGCCGACGACGGCCAGGTCGACACCATGCAGACCGGCATGGGCGCACGCGACCAACCCTTGCAGGTGCTCATCACCACGGCCGGCGATAACCTCGCTGGCCCCTGTTACGCCGCCATCCAGGAGGAGCGGAAAAAGCTCGCCGGCATAGGGCACAACGGCGGCCCGCCCTTGGACGATGAGACCTTCTTCGTCGAGTACACGATCGACCAGGACGACGACTGGAAGGCGGAAGGCTCGCTTCGCAAGGCGAACCCGAACTTCGACGTTTCGGTCTCCGGTGACTTTCTCAGGGCTCGACAGCGCGACGCAATCGCGACACCGCGCAAAGCCGGTGTCTTCAAGACGAAGCACCTGGATCTCTGGGTCTCAGCCAAGGCCGCGTACTTCGACGTCGAGGCCTGGCGCCGGTGCGCAGACGAGCGGATCCCCGCGAACCCGAAGCTTGCCCTCGCGCTGGAATGGCTGCGCGGCCGGCGCGTGATCCTGGGGCTCGATCTCGCATCGAAGATCGACATCGCGGCGCTCGAATACTTGTTCTTGCCGATCGGCGAGAAGGCGACGGCCGAGGATCCGTACATTCGGATCGGCCGCTACTTTCTCCCGGCCGACACCGTCGCCGACGTACCTGCCTACCAGGGCTGGGACGCGCAGGACCTGTTGGACGTCACCGCCGGCAACATTGTCGACTACGACGAGATCGAGCAGGCGATCGACGAGGCTGTTGGGCTCTTCCAAGTCGAGCAGGTTCCGTACGACCCGTTCCAGGCAACGCAGCTGTCCACGCGACTGCAGAAGAAGGGTGTGCCCGTCGTCGAGTACCGACCGGTAGTGCTGAACTTCAGCGAGCCGATGAAGGAGCTCGACGCGCTGATCAGGTCGGGCCGGATCATCCACGGCGGTGATGCGGTGATGGAGTGGGAAATCTCCAACGTCGTCGGCGCGCCGGACAAGAAGGACAACGTCTACCCCAACAAGCCGGAGGGGCAGCCGCATCTCAAGATCGACAACCCGGTGGCGCTCATGAGCGCCCTGGGCGTCGCTATGGGCGAGAAGGAAGAGGAAGTGCCTGTCTCACCCTGGGATGATCCCAACTACTCCATGGCGGACGCCTGATGGGGATCTGGAGCCGCATGCTCGGCCGCGAGGAGCGCGCCGGCAATCCGCTTGAGAACCCGACGATCTCGTCGGGGGCAAACGCGGAGGACCTGCTGGCCTTCTTCGGCCTGCTCGACAGCCGCGGCGTACTACCGCCGGTCACGATCGAGGCGGCGCTGTGCGTGCCGGCGGTGCTGCAGGCGGTCGGGTTTCTTTCCCGCACCATGGCGAGCCTGCCGCTGCACACGCACCGCGGTACCGACCGGGTGGACGGCGACCTCAGCTTGCTGCTGAATGAAGCGCCTAATCCTGAGTGGAGCAGCTTCGCCTGGCGCCAATACCATTGGCAGCAGGTGTTCACCGGGGGACGTGGCATGAGCTGGATCGAGCGCATCGGCGTTCGACCGGCCGCGATCTGGCCGATGGATCCGTCGCTCACGACTGTGCGACGCGTAAACGGCCGCAGGATCTACCGCTTCGAAGGTCGCGACTATCCCGCAGCCGACGTGATCGACCTGCCCTTCATGTTGCGCACGAACCAGGTCGACGCCTACGGGCCGATCAACATGGGGCGGAAAGCCATCGCCCTTGCGATCGCCATGAACGACTTTGCAGGCACCTTCTTCGCAGGCGGCGGCGTTCCGCCGCTGGCACTGGAAGGCCCGCTGCCGCAAGGCGCCGACGCATTCAAGCGCGCGCAGGCCGACATCAAGCGCGCCATCGACATGGCGAAAAAGGCTGGCACCCCGTTCTTCGGGATGCCCCCTGGGCACGCGCTCAAGGCGATCGGCATTGATCCGGCGAAGGGCCAGATGACGGAAGCCCGGCTGTTTCAGATCCAGGAGATCGCCCGTATCTTCGGCTTGCCGCCGGTCTTTCTGCAGGATCTTTCGAAGGGCACTTTCAGCAACACCGAGCAGCAGGACTTGCAGCTGGTGAAGCACCTGATCGGTCAGTGGGCTAAGGCGTTCGAGGACGAACTCAACCTGAAGCTGTTCGGTCAGCGCCGGCGGGCCCGCAAGGTGAAGCACAACCTCGACGGCCTGCAGCGTGGCGACTTCAAGAGCCGCATCGAGGGCCTCGCCCGAGCTATCCAGACCGGGCAGTTGATGCCGGACGAGGCCCGCGCGCTCGAGGACCGGCCGCCGGATCCGAGCGGCGCCGGTAAGAAGCTGTACATTCAGGGCGCGACCGTACCGCTCGACAAGGCCGGCGAGCTTATCGCCCGCAAGGCCGCGACATCGCTCGACGACAAAGAGGACATTGCCGATGACGGCTCCAAAGCCGACGACTGACGAGCGTGAACGTCGCGCCGTTGCGGTGGGGCTCGAACTTCGGGCGGCTGCCGAAGGCGAGACCGGGCGAACCACCCATGGGTATGCCGCGCTGTTCAACACCGAGACGAATATCGGCGGCTACTGGACTGAGACCATCGCGCCTGGCGCTTTCGGCAAGTCCCTCCGCGGACATGACGTCTTGGCATTGCACAGCCACGATACTGGCCGCGTGGTCGGTCGCCTGAAGGCCGGGACGCTTTCGTTGCGCGAAGACGATAAGGGCCTCTTTTTCGAGAACCAGCTTCCGGACACCAGCGACGGTCGAGATCTCCTCGTACAGATCGGCCGCGGCGACATCGCCGGCATGTCGTTCGGCTTCGTTTCCACGCGCTCGGAGTGGAACGAGACGGTCGATCCGCCGCACCGTACCATCATCGAAGCACGGCTCTACGAGATCACCTACACGCCGATGCCGCAGTACGATGACACGTCGGTCGGCCTTCGCTCTCTCGACCTCGCTCGCAACGAACGTCGCAGCCACAACAAGGCTGGCGCGCGTAGCCGGATCGCCGCTCGCCGCGCCAAGCTCGCGCAGACCGAACGCCGCATCTGATCACCCGGCGCATGCCGGAGGAGGCGAGCCGCCCTCGCCCTCACCGCCCGCTTTGCGCGGGCTTTTTCATGCCCAGGAGAAATCCATGCCCACTTTGACCGAACACTACGAACAGCGCGGCACGCTGCTCACCCAGGCCCGTTCCGCCCTGGACGAGATCACCGCCAATACTGACGACGCTCGTGCGGCCGAGCTCGAGCAGCGTCACGACACGATCATGTCGGATCTCGACAGGCTCGATGCCACGATCAAGCGGGAAGAGCGCCTTGCCCAACGCGAGAGCGAAGACCAGGAGCGCCGCGAGCGCAACCGCCCGACCGGCCCGGACATCGAGGGTCGCGGCCAGGACTTGCCCGGCGGCCGCGGTAACGAACAGCCCAGCGATCGCCAGGTCGAGTATCGCTCTGCCTTCGACGCCTTCCTTCGCTCCGGGTGCGACATCGGCGCGCTGGAGACCGAGCAGCGCTCGATCCTGCGCGTCGGCTTCGACGCCGAGATCCGCACGCAGGTCGCCGGCACCGCAGCTGCAGGCGGCTATACCGTGCCAGTCGAGCTTGCCCGCGAGATCGTCCGCACCATGAAGGACTGGGGTCCGATGTACGACGGCAACGTCGTGCGCGAGATCGTCACGGGCGGCGGCAACGAGTTCGACATTCCGACGAACGACGACACCGGCAATTCGGCATCGAGCAAGGCCGAAGACGCCGACCTGACGGATGACAATAGCGGCGACGTCACCTTTGGTCAGAAGCGGCTCGATGCCTACGTCGACGCGACCCCATGGGTGAAGATCAGCTTCGAGCTGATGCAGGACAGCGTCTTCAACCTCGAGGCGTTCCTGGCCGAAGCCCTGGGCGAGCGCCTCGGCCGCCGCGCCAACGCGCGTCTCACCACGGGCACCGGGGTGTCGCAGCCGAACGGTATCGTCACCGCGTCGACTCTCGGGAAGACCAGCGCATCTGCGACGGCGATCGCCGCCGACGAGCTGCTCGACCTGCAGCACTCGGTCCGCGCGCCGTATCGCCGCTCGCCCAAGTGCCGCTGGATGTTTGCGGACACCACGCTGCTCGCGATCCGCAAGCTCAAGGACGGCCAGGGCAATTACCTGTTCCAGCAGGGTGACATCCGCGTCGGAGCTCCGGACACCATCCTCGCCAAGCCGTACTCGATCAACGACGACATGGACTCGATCGCTACCGGCAAGCGCTCGGTGATCTTCGGCGACTTCAGCCGCTACTGGGTGCGCAAGGTCGGCTCGCCGCTCATCGGTACGGTGCGTGAGCGCTTCTGGCCCAAGATCGGCATGGCAGGCCTGATCCGTTACGACGGTGAGCTGGTCGACTCCATCGCCGTCAAGCACCTGGTCCACGCGTAATCGGTAGCCGGGAGGGGCACAGCGCCTCTCCCGGCCCTTTCCCGAGCGCCGGTGCGCCGGCACTCCGGAAAGGAGACCATCGTGAAGCTAAAGATGAAGGTGGGCCTGTCGGGCCCGGAGATCTCGCTCGCGCCTGGCGACATCCACGGCTTCGACGATGCGGATGAGGCGCAGCGCCTCATCGATGCCGATTTTGCCGAATTGTCGCTGGACGAGCCGGTGACCACACCGGTCGCGGTCGCAGTAACTGCTAACAAGCCGCCCCCGGCCATACCGCGCACCAAGGCCCCGAAGAAGGCAGCCGCTCCTGCGGCAGGAGCTTAACCTATGTGGCAGTCGCCGGTCACCATCACGCCGCCGGCGGCGGAGCCGATCACGCTCGAGCAGGCGAAGCAGTTCGTCCGAGTCGATGGGTCGGACCTAGACCTCGAGATCAGCAGCTACATCAAGGGCGCGTGCGCTCACGTGCAGACGCTAACCTCGACGCGCCTGGCCACCCAGACCGTGGAGGTGACCGCCGACAGCTTTGCGGATCTCGCAGTGCTTCCGATCGGACCGGTGCAGAGCGTGAGCCAGATCCACTACGTGAACGATGCGGGCGCCGAGCAGCTGCTCGAGGCGACCACGTACGAGCTTTCCGGTGCCGGGCTGGAGCAAGGCATCCGTCCGGTATCAGGTACAAGGTGGCCCGGTTACGGTAACCGTGCCGTCCGCGTTCAGCTGGTAGTGGGGTATGCGCCTGAGGCCGCCGCACTGCCGAGCGACATCACCTTGGCGCTGCTGCTGAGTGTACGAGCTCTGTTCGACGACAAGAAGCCGGACGTGGACTGCTGGCTCGTCAATCACCGGATCTACTGCTGATGGCGCGCCTGTCGTCCACGACTTACGATTGCCGGCTTCGCATCGAACGGCCTGTCCCGGACGAAAGCTTCGATGGGGCTGGGTCCGGCACTTGGGAGCCTGTCGCCGAGGTATGGGCCAACGTGCAGGACGTGAAGCCGAGCCGCGGCGAACGACTTGCAGAAGGTCTGAACGTAGCAACCCGCCCCGCGCGCATACGGATCCGCCATCGAGCGGGCATCGACAGCTCAATGCGGGCGCTGATCGGGCACTATGTGAACGGCGAGAATGACCAGCGCGAGTGGGTCACCGATCGCACAGTCCAGATCATCACTGAGCCGGCAGAGCTAGGTCGTCGTGAGGCGATTGAGTTCATGGTTGAGAGCTACCGACCAGCTGGAAACGGCGCCTGATGGCCACCGCAACGGGGCGGGCCGAAGTTTCCGCGTACATGGCCAGCCTGGAGGCGAAGCTCACCAGGCTTTTGCGTGGTGCGGCTCGCGCCGGCGGCGGCGTCATCGCCGTTGAAGCCAAGCTACGAACCGCGTCCGACGAGGTGCGAGACGGGATCATCTTGCGGACGAAGAGCGAAGACGGCCGCATTGTCGTGCGGGTGACCGTCAAGCAAGGATGGGCCTACTCGCGGGCACTATGGGAGGAGTACGGCACATCGCCGCACTTCATCAGCGTGGGTGACGAACAGCGCGCGGGCATGGGCCTGCGCCGGATCAACGACCGCGTGAAGGAAGCAGACGGAGACGGGTCGCTCGTCATCGGCGGCAAGTTCGTCGGCCCTACTGTTTTCCACCCCGGGACGGCGCCGCATCCGTTTCTCCGCACATCGCTGGACGTGAGAGAGCGCGATGCGATCGCAGAGGCACAGCGGTACATCAACGCTCGAGTTTCGCGTGCCGGCATCCGGGACAACGATGATGGTGACAGCGAATGAGCGGCGCCAGCATTATCGGAAATCTGCTTCGCGAGGATGACGGAGTCGGCACGCTCGTCGCTGATGACAGCATCAAAGCTGGTCGACTCCCGGATAATGCGCCTCTGCCAGCCCTGCTGATCCGTACGATCAGCTCGGTCGAGCAGCCTATGCTTGTGCGCACCGGATATGTCCGGATGACCGATCGTATTGCGGTCACGATCCGAGCGGCGGACTACCGCTGTAAAGAGACCCTTCGCAAGCTGGTGCTGGCTTGCTGCGCGGGCGTCACTGGCGATGTTCCCGGTTTCGACAACGTCGTGATCGACAACGCTGGTCTCGGGCCGGACCTGAACGGGCCGAGCAACACCTTTGAGCAGACCCAGGATTTCAAGGTCTCTTACGACGAGACGCTTTGAACTGCGCCCTGCGCAGCAACGCCCTTCTACCACCCAGGAGCACCACCATGAGCGTTACCCCATCGAAGGTGAAAGCCTTTGTCATCCGCAAGTTCAAGGACGACGGCACCAAGCAGTCGTTCGCCGAGACCACTATCGTCGAGATCGAGGCTGGTTCCTTCACGAACTACGAAGCGGCCGGTCTCGTCCGCAAGCCGACTGCCGAGGACATCAAGGCCGTCAAGGACACCGCCGAAGCTGCGAGCAAGGCCGGCGCCTGACACAGTTCGTCCGCCCGCGCGGACGGTTTCACGCCGGATAGACCGGCCACCCACCCAGGAGAAGTAAGATGGGTTCCAGTACTGCAGCGGGCACGCAAATCGCCATTTCGGCCGGCGCTCCCACCACTGAAGATCCGACCGGCTACGCCGCGAAGACCTACACCAACATTGGCCGCGTCGAGAACATCGGCGCATTCGGCGCGACCGTCGGCGTGACCGAGTTCGAGCCGCTCGACGGCCCGAAGGAAAAGCACAAGGCGGGCGTGGACTACGGCACGCTGACGCCGCGGCTTGCGCACGACGACGAGGATGCGGGGCAAAGCCTTCTGCGCACTGCCGCCGAGGTCGATAACAACGACCTCTACTCCTACCGCATCACCTTCCCGACCGGCGCCAAGCGCTACTTCCAAGGCCGCGTGTTCGGCTACCCCGAGGACGTCGGCAACCGCGCGAGCATCATCTACGCGAACCCGTCGATCGGAATCGAGACGAAGATCGTCAAGGTAGCCGCACCTCCGAAGACCTGATCTTCAACCAGCTTCCGGCTCTTGAGCCGGTTCATGAGCATCAGCCCGTCCTCGCACATCGCGGGTGGCGCGGGCGGGCTGGTGCATCCTTCCCGCGAAAGGAATACCTATGTTTGATGCTACCACCCAGGCAGTTGCTGATACTCTCTTCGTCCACCTCAAGGGCCTCGATGGCAGCCTTCTCTACCATGAGGGCAATCCAGTCGGCATCGACATCTTCAGCCCGGGTACTATCGAGTTCGCCGAAGTCGCCGATCGGCAGACTGATCGTCAGCGCAAGCGCATGGAAGCGAACGGCAACAAGTACGTCATCCCGTCTCGGGAAGATCGCGAAGCCGACGCAGCCGAGGACATGGCGGCACTGACGGCGGGCTTCGTCAACCTATCCTACCCGCCCGCGGGCGATAAGCGCGGCCGCGAACTCTACCGTGCGTTCTATGCCGACCGAAAGCTCGGCCACCTCCGCGTTCAAGCAGAAAGCGTGGTTGGTGATTGGGGAAAGGCCGGGTTGCAGCCGAGCGAGGGCTGATCCTCTACGCGCGGCAGCTGGCGTGGCTTCATGCCACACCAAAGCCGCCGCCTGAGTCGAAGCGCACCGAAGGCGAAGTCGCGACGATCAGTCGCTACGAGCAAATGGAGAATGACGGCATCCCAATCCAGATGCCGCCTAATCCGGCGCCCACCATCGCAGCGCGGTGGCTGGAGATCGGGACGACAGAAGCTGCAGGCATGGGCGCAGGGCCACTTAGCTGGGGCACCATTAAGGCTTGGCAGGACGTTACCGGGATTGCGCTCGACCGATGGGAGGCGCGCCTCCTTCGCAAGCTATCGCAGGCGTACCTCAGAGAGAGCAGGCTGGCGGAGTCGGAAAACTACCCGGCACCGTGGCACGGCGAAGTCACCGAGCGTGAGCGCGAACTTGAACTAGCGAGACTGGAGATGGTGCTGGGCTGAGGCCTGCCTCCGCTTCCGAGTGCGCTGTCAATTGATTGGAGGATCGCATGGACGAGGACGGCGCGACACTTGGTGTCGGCTTTGCCATCGACTTCCACGACAGCTTCGGCCGGCTTAAGTCGCTCGATGATCTGATCGGTGCCACGACGGCGAACGCTGTTCGGGAGTTCCAGCGCCTTGAGGCAGCCGGCAATGGCTCCCTGAACCTCGCGGGTGCAACGACCCAACTGAAGAGCTTCGGCAACGCCGTGGATCGCGAGACCATGGTTGCCGAGCGCTCATTCGTCCGAGTGGAGAAGGCTGGCGAGGCCCTGGTGCGCCAGCTCGAGCGCCAGAACGCCAGCTTCGGCAAGACGCGCGAAGAGCTGCAGGCCATGAAGGTCGATGCTCAGCTCGCAGCGAATGCCCAGCAGGGCCTGACCGAACAATCGTCTAGGCTCATCGCGCTGCAGTCCGAGCTGACTGGTAAGCGACAGCAAGCCGAATATGGCTCTCAGGCTACAGCGCTGCGCGCTCAGCTGGATCCGATGTTTGCGGCGCAACAGCGCTTCAACAAGGCACTCGACCAGGCAGATGATCTGTTTCGCGCCGGGGCCATCACGGCTCGCGAGTACGCGGCGGCTCAGAACCTTGCACGCGAGGCCCTTCAGCAGCACGCCAAGGCAGTAGCGGGGACCAGCGACGCGCTTCAGGATATGGCGCGGCCGATGGGGATCGCGTCTGGCAATGCTCGCCAGCTCTCGCTTCAGATGAGCCAGGTCGCCCAGCAGGTCATGGCCGGCACCGGCGTCATCCAGGCACTGGCGATGCAGTTGCCGGACGTCGCCGCCGGCATGAACGCGAGCGCGGGCGGCGCCAGCAAGTTCGCCACCTTCTTGGGGGGACCTTGGGGCATTGCCGTCACTGCGGCGATTGGCCTCGCCGCGACCTTCGGCATGAAGATGCTTGAGAGCGACGACGCTACCAAGAAGGCCGAGAAAACGCAGCGCTCCTTCGTAGACGTGATGAGGGACAGTAAGGCCAGTTACGTCGAGGTGACCAAGGCGGCTAGGGATTACGCCGACGCGCAGGCGAAGGCCCGAGAAACGACGTTGCAGACGATCCGGGCCGAGGCAGAGGCCATCGCGCTGCGCATGAAGAAGACGATTGAAGACCGGAAAAATCTGGATGTTACGCTCCGCCTTGCAGAAGCGGAGGCCCACCGAGTCCAAGAGCTGTCTCGCTCGCCGAACGCGGCTAAAGAGGGCTTCGGCACCTTTGATGCGCTGAAGTCGGGGCAAGCCTTGCTCGACATTCAGGCCAAGATCGCCGCGAACCAGAAGATCTTGAACGAGACCTCTCGGGACTCCCGCGAGATTGTGATCAAGACCGCCCAAGCGATTGCAGAACTCAATACCGACCCCCCCGCCCGTGCCCGCGCCGGCTACGATGAGTTGGAAAGGCAGGCTCAAAGAAGGTACAAGAGTGTTGAGGGGTTAGCCGCGGCCCTGACGAGCCTGGGCAAATCCGAGCAGGCCGAGCTGGATCGTCTGAACGAGGCGAATCGCAAGCACGCCGACGACACCATCAAGCTGGCCAAGGTCACGGGCGCGGAGATCGCTAAGGCACTTGGTGCGCCGATCACCAGCGGCCTTCGTTCGGTGGCGAAGAACAAGGCAGTGGGTGGCGACGAGAACTCGCATCACCTTACGGGCACCGCGATCGACATTCCGCTGAGCGTCAATGGCAAGCCTTTCTCGAAAGCTGGGATCCGCGCTGCGCTCGCGCCCCTTGGCGTTGAGATCAAGGAGCTACTCGGCCCGGGCGACCGTGGGCACAACGACCACTTCCACATCGCATTCGGAGTGAAGCGCTTGGCACCGGAACAGGTGCGCGACCTTCAGGAAGATGCCGCCGAAGCCGCCCGCAAGGCCGCCGAAAAGGCCGAGGACGAGATGCAGAAGTTCCGCATCCGCATCGTCGAAACATCCTACGAGATGCAGGGCTCCCTAACCAAGACGTTGCTGCCGGGCATGCTTGCCGCCGAGCAGAAGGCCTGGGAAGAGTTCATGACGTCCGTCGACAAGGCGGCAGACGCTGGCGTCGAAGGTGCTCTCAGCGCGAGCACTGCCACTGCCGAATGGAACGGCGAACTTCGCACCACGATCGATATGCTCGACCAGATCGGCGAGAGCGGGCGCGCGCTGGGCGATATTGGCGGTGCGTTGATGGGCCTGATGACCGGCGACTTCAGTGGCTCTCGCGGCCCGCTTGGCGGCATCCTGCAGTCGATCGGCAACATCCAATGGCGTGGCGCTGCGAACGATAACGGGCTGGGCGAGATCAAGGTCCTGCGCGAAGAAATCGTCAGCGGCCTGGACGAGGTATTTGGCGGCAAGGGCACGTTCGCCAACACGCTGAACGAGGTGTTCAAGGGCGCCGGCACCGGCTCCGCCATCGGCGGTGCGCTCTTCAGCAAGAGCGCGGCGTCGCAGTTCGGCTCCACGGCTGGTGGCGCGCTCGGCCAGGCTGCCGGCGCAGAGTTGGGCAAGAGCCTGACGGGCTTCCTCAGTTCGGCGGCCGGCCCACTGGGCTCAATCATCGGTTCGCTGGCGGGCGGCTTGCTCGGCGGCCTGCTGCAGAAGACGAAGAAGGGCACCGCCACGTTCACAGAGGCGGGCCTCTCCAGCATAGCCGGGAACAGCAACGACCGCATCTCGGGCGCGAAGAATGCCGGCAACAGCGCGCTCGACGCCTTCAACGACATCCTGACCCGGCTTGATGCCACGGCATCCAACATCAAGTTCAGCACCGGCATTCGGAAGGAGTCGTTCGTCCTCGATCCGACTGGCGCCGGCCGCACCAAGGGCGCGGGCGTGCTCAACTTCGGCAAGGATGAGCAGGCCTACATGGAAGCTGTGGTCCGCGAGATCTTCGCGGATGCCAGCTTCACCGGTTTGTCTGCAGGCTTTGCCAAGCTGTTGAAGTCCGGCGGCGACATCGAGAAGCAGATCGAAAAGGTGTTTTCGCTCAAGGGGGCGTTCGACGAACTCGCCTCGATCAAGGACCCGCAGGGCTTCGCGCTCGGCAACCTCGACAAGGAGTTCGACAAACTGCGCGCCTATGCGGTCGAGGCAGGCGAAGGCCTTGCTCAGGTCGAAGAGCTTTACGGGCTTAAGCGCAAGGAGATCGCGGACAAGTTCACGACCGACACGCTGGAATTGGATCGCACCCGCCGCGGCATGGAAGCCGAACTACTGCGCCTGTCCGGTGACGAGATCGGCGCCACGGCCATCGCCCGCCAGCTCGAGCGCGAACAACTCGATCCGTCCTTGGGGGCTCTCTACGATCAGATCGCCGCCCGCCAGGTCGAGGCAGCAGCCCTTCAAGCCGCCGCCGCGATCGAGAAGGCTCGCACCTCGCTGCGCATCGAACTGTTGGAAGCCCAGGGTAAGTCCGAGGAAGCACTCGCCCTCACCCGCCAGCAACAGCTTGCCGACATGGACCCGCTGCTTCGGGGGCTCCGAGAGCAGGTATGGACTGCCCAAGACGCCGCCAAGGCGCAGCAGGAACTTGCTGACGCACAAAAGGCGGCCGCCGATGCAGCCCGCGAAGCCCAGGAAACCGCGGTCAACAACTTGCTCAGCCTGCGTGAGCGGCTCTTGCAGGCGCAGGGCAACGATGCGGGCCTCAAAGAGCTTCGGCGCTCTCTTGAATACGAGAAGGCGGGCGCTGGCGAGCGTGAAGCGCTGGATCTGATCTACAAGGCAGAAGATGCGAAGGAGCGAGCGGCCGCAGCGGAAGCGCGCCGGGCGGAGGCGAAGCTGCGCGCCGACGAAGCGCGGCAAAAGGCGGAGGACATCGCCCGGCAGACCACCGGGTTCCAGGTCGACATCTTGCGCTCGCTCGGCAAGGAAGAGGCTGCCGTGGCGAAGGAGCGTGAGGCGGCGCTCAAGGCCATGGATCCAGCGCTGCGCAAGTGGCAGCAGGCGGCCTGGTACGTGGCCGACACGGCCGGGAAGCTCACCCGCACCGTCGATACGTTCGGTCGTCTCGGCGAATCACTGCGGGAGTACCGCGACGGCCTCTATGCCGCCGATCAGGCAACCGGCGCCTCATATCGTCAGCTGCAGGTCGACTTCCTCAAGACAGCGGCGCTGGCGCAAGCCGGCGACGAGACGGCACTTGGCAAGCTCACGGGCGTGGGCAGCGCGTTCCTGGATGGCGCCCGAGCGAATGCGACTTCCGAGATCCAGCTCGCGCGGGACTTGGCGCTAGTAGCTCGGTCGGTTGATGCGGCAATCGGAGCCACCGACGACGCGGTCGACTATGCCAAGGATCAGCTGAGCGCGCTCGAGTTGCTGGTGACCGGCCAAGCCACCACGAACACCACGCTCGCGGACATAAAGAACTCCGCCCCGATCGCCGTGACGCCGAAGGGTGCCGAGAGCCTAGCGGACGCCGTGATCCGCATGAACGCCTCCAGCAGCAAGTCCGACGGCAAGCTCGATCGGATTGTGGCGGCGACGGAGAAGACCGCCCAGGAGTCTGAGGACACCAACAAGAAGTACTTCGCCAGGGTCGTAGATAACGATGCGATCAAGACGCGAGAACGAGCATGAGGGCTATCCCCGGTATCGTCATCGACGAAATGAAGCTGACCAGCTCCACGGTGTCCGAGCCTCACGCCAGCGAGCACGTGCACGCCCCGGACAAGGTCTATGTCTCTGGCGATAGGGTGATCTCGGTAGCGACGCATCGCACGTACGAGAGCCTGTCGGGAACCGCCGCACCGGTCACGATGACGATCGCCTCGCCCGGCGTCGTGACCTGGGTCAACCACGACCTACCCGCCGCGGCGCCGGTCGCCTTCACAACCACCGGAGCACTGCCCAGCGGCGTCGTCGCAGGCACGATCTTCTATGTGACCGACCCAACGGCGAACACGTTCAAGCTGGCGCTTACCAAAGGCGGCGCCGCGATCGCGACAACCGGGGCGCAATCAGGGGCTCACACAGCGGTTGCGTACCCCAACGTGAACCGCGCGCTTAATGACCCGCAATGGTGGATCGACGTGGGCCCCACGATGAAGTGGGCAATGCACGATCTGTATCAGAACACGAGCACAACGGACGACGATCTGATCTCGAACGTCATTACGCCGCGGTCGCGGGCGGATGCTATCGCGATCACTGGGTTGGACGCGGATAGGATCGAGATCATCGTCGAGGCGGGCAGCCCGCTGCAGGAGGTCTACCGGTACACCGAGAAGCTGACCACGCGCGACGTGGCGAGCTGGTACGACTTCTACTTCGCCCCGTTCAAAATCCAGGAGACGGTGCAACGCTTCGACCTTCCACCGTTCGCGTCGGCGGTGATCACCATCAACGTCCTGCGCGACGGAGGCCAGGTCTCCTGCGCCGGCGTCGTCCTCGGCCGGGCCGTCTACGCCGGGAAGGTCGAGATCGGGCCTGTCTCGGACACGCTGAACTTTTCGGAGGTTCGGCGCGACACGTTCGGCAAGGCAACACTGATCCCGCGGCCGAACGTGCCGACGGTGGACCTGAAGGCGTGGATTAAGAAGGATCGCGTCAACGCCATGCGCGCGCTCCGTGACCAGCTCAACGCCGTGCCCGCCTTCTGGTCGGGCATTGACGACCCAAGCGACGGGTACTTCGAAGCTGTCTCGATGATCGGCGTCTACAAGCGGTTCGCCATCACCCTGAACGACAAGCACCATGCCGTGCTCAACATCCAGCTTGAGGGACTGTAACCATGCCGTCGCCGCTACCCACGATCACCCCGCTTCCGCCCGCGCCTAGCATCACCAGCCCCGCGACTTTCGAGGACGACGCGGAAGCATTCGCGGGCGCGCTGCCGGGCTTTGGCGACGACTTCAACGCCCTGATCGGCGCTGTGCCCGAGTATGTCGACGAAGCCATCGCCGAGGCTGTCGAGGCTTACAATCCCGGCGGCGCGTACTCTGCCGCGCAGGTCGATACGCTACTAGCTCAGAAGGCAGCAACAGACCTATCGAACGTCACGCAGGCCACCGCACGCAACAAAGTAGGCACAGGCACCGCCGCCTATCGCAACCTGACCATCAGCACCGCCGCGCCGTCTGGCGGTAGCAACGGCGACCTCTGGTTCAAGGTCGCCTGACGTGCCCGGCTATGTCTTGGACGGTGGTGTGTGGAAGGAACCGCAAGTGATTTACGCGATGGACGCTGGCGTCTGGAAAGAAGTGACGACCGGTGAGGAAACGATGCCCGCCAGCACTCCGATCGGCACTGTCATTCGAGGCGGCGCCTATGCAGGAAACGTCACGCTCGCTGGCAAGACCTATGGTCTGATCGTGGGAGACTCGAACTATCAGGAGCGTGCGCTGTATTGGTCGGAAGCGGACGGCACTCACCCCAGCAACAACTTCGACGGCAAGGCCAACACCGAAGCGCTCCTCAACAACGTCTCGGGCAACACCGACAACTACGCGGCCGAGTTCTGCGCGTCTCGCCGACAAGCTGGGTATTACGACTGGTATCTGCCTTCGATCGGTGAACTGGCAACGATAATCACCAACAACGCCTCGATCCCAAGCCCCTACAAGCTGACTTTCAGCAGCGGCGCCTACGTCGGGTACTTAACCTCTACCCAGGACAGCTCGACCACCGTTCTCACGAGGAACTCGGCCAACGGGCAGCTCGCCGTCACCAAGACAACCGACCTTCGCGTGGCCCGCGCCGTGCGCCGCGTTCTGCTGGCCTGACAGGAGATCATCATGATTTACGCCAACGTCGTCGATGGCTCGATTGCCTCACTCGGCCCTCGTCCCAAATGGCTTATCGGTGCCGAGACGCCCGAAGAGTCCCGCCCGCTTACCGACGAGGAGCTTGCCGAGCATGGCTGGTTTCGCATCCTTGATGCGCCCCAGTATGATGCCGAGACGCAGAAGCTGGTGGAGATCCCGCAGGTTGAGTGGGCCATCGGAGAGGGCGTCGTCGGGCCGCAGTTCCGCGTCGAACCCCTCACCCCCGAAGAACTCGCCGACCGCTTCACCGAGGCCAAGGCAGCCAAGCGCGCCGACCTCGCCAACATCCGCTGGGAGCATGAGACCGGCGGCATCAACGTGGACGGCCTGACCGTCCCGACCGACCGCGAGACGCAGACCATCGTGGATCGCCTGGTGAAGGCCTTCGACGACGGCGACCTGACGGACCCTGTGAGCTTTAAGCGCTCGGCCGGCGACTGGCTGACGATCGATGCTGACACGGCGCGGCTTATCAAGAGGCTCGGCGCTCAGCATGTGCAGGTCTGCTTCTCGCGCGAGTGCGTGCTGGATGGGGAGATTGCTGCGGCTGCCGATCGAGCTGCGCTGAACGCGATCGACCTAACGCAGGGCTGGCCGGCTTAACTTTACTGGGGAACTGAGGCCCGACCTCGACGCAGATGGCAGGGGGCGGCAAAGCCGGGCCTCCCCTTCCCCCGCAAAGGGTGAGGGTACGCATCCTTTATAGACGGCGTGAGCCCGTCGGCTCGATCGAAGCAACTCTCTCACAACTACCCCACCGCCATGACCGCACGCGGCTTGGGTGCTTCTGCTTTTTGAATCTCCGACATCGCTGAACTTTCACCACCCCGCCTCCGGGGTGATCCCACTTGACCTGCACTACTGGCTGACCCGCTTCGGCGATCCCCCAGCGCGACTGGGCCCAATGGCGCTCGAGCGCGATCTTCAAGGAAATCGACATGCTCCCATTCTGGGCCCACCGAATTCTCGGTGTGATGGCCTCTATCGACCCGCGTCTTCTTCCCGAGGGCGCGAAGTACGGAATCGATGGCTTGTCCGCGATGGTCACGGTCGCAGCGCTCGCCCAGCTCATGCCGGTGATCGCCTCGCTGCTGTCAACCGTCTGGGTCGCCATACGCATCTGGGAGACCAAGACAGTCCAGGGCTGGTTCGGCCGCGAGGGAGGCCAGAGCGATGACTGACGCCTTGGGCAAGTCGCGCCTGGTCGCCCTTGTCGGCGCAGCTGCCGCGACCACTCTGGTGAGCACCGTGGCTCTCTGGGAGGGCAAACGGAACGACCCCTACCGCGACATCGTGGGGGTGATGACGGTCTGCTACGGCGACACGCAGGCGCCTATGCGTAGATATACGGATGCCGAGTGCGAGCAGCTGCTCGCCTCGCGCCTGGCGAGCTTTGCGGCGCCGGTGCTGGCGCGCAATCCGGAGCTGAAGGATCGCCCGAACCAGCTCGCCGCCGCCGCTAGCCTCTCTTACAACGTCGGCGTTGCCGCTTATCAGCGCTCGACGATCGCGCGACTGTTCAGCGCACGTCAGTGGCGGGCCGCTTGCAACCAGTTTCTTCGCTGGAACCGCGCCGGCGGCCGCGTGGTCCAGGGCCTCGTGCGCCGGCGCGAGTACGAACGTCAGATCTGCCTGAAGGGGCTCTAGCCCGCGGCGATCGACGCCCTCCGATTTCACCACGGAGGAAGACCATGAAGGAACTGCTGAAGATGCTCGCTCGCGAGATCCTCGTCCCGGCTGCGCTGTCCGCTCTCACGAGCCTGGCAGCGAAGAAGCTGGCGACCAAGGACAAGGCAGCGAGCTGATACGGGCCGGGCGGGCGCAAGCTCGCCCGGCTTCCTTCCTTCCTCCGAGCCACCCCTTCCGCGCACCAGCTGCAGCTTTCCTTGGAGACTACGATGCCGATCAGTCCCTTTCTTACCGGGCTTGAAGAAGACCTGCTCATCGATGGCACCGAGCTCATCGAAGTTCGTGGAGCCGATGGCATGCGACGCGCCGTACCGGCCAGTCGGTTGCTTGCCGCCGCTGCCGGTGGTGGCGGCACCATCATGGGCCGCATGCCCTCGATCCTGATCGCCGCGTCGAACTCGCCTGCATACGTGAAGGACAAGGCTGACTACGTCTGCACCGGCGTCGACGACAACCTGCTCATCCAGAGTGTGATCGACGGCTTTCCCGTCATGCCCAACTTTGAACGCTCCAAGGTGCTCGTCAGTGGTGGCAAGTACGGCTTCATCACCCTTGCCCCCGGTAAGTTCGTCTTCAGCTCTGCCCTGGTAATCCCTGCTGGGTCGGTGATCCGCATCGACGGCGCGGGCGTCAGCTCTTGGCGTCCGATCGATAACAAGGGCAGCCAGTACGAAGGCGGCACGCTGATTTACAGCACCAACGCTGACGGGCGTGCAATCTTCGTGCCTCAGTATACCGGCAATCGCACGGATGACGGGATGAGCAACACGATCCCTACCTCCGGCGTCATGCTGCAAGACTTCGAGGTGGTGGCGGCAAACCCGGTGGCTTCGACCCCTTCCACCAACTATGTCATCAACCTCACCGGCATGACCACTGGCATCATCCGCAACATCAATGTGTTTGCGGATCTCACGGTGAACGCTGAACCCCGCATCAACGGCGGCATCGCCCTGGGCTCTGGTGCTCGCACGGATCGCAAGACGATGGCGGGCATCCACTCGTTCTTCTTCCGCAATGTCGGCATCCTGCTCAATACGACGCACCTTGACGCTTCGCAGCTCGTAGCGGGCAACATCACTGGAGGCACGTCGCCAGCAGCCTTCCAGATTACGCCCAACCAGAACATGCGTTTGAGCAACCTTCATGCCTTCTCGGCCAATATCGGGATGAAGTTCAGTTCAGGCGGCGAAGTCATGAACATCGACAGTGTCATGATGGAAAGCATCACCAACTGCGTCTCTCTCACGCGCGCTAACACGGCGGGCACGATCAAGATCGACAAGCTGTACCTCAACGCCGATACGACCTTCACCGGCGACGTGGCGACCGGCGTGCAGATTGGCTGGCTAGGCGGGACGCTCACGGGTCAGGACGCTTCCGCCAAGCGTATTCGCAACGGCGGAACGGTTACGATCCCTGCGGGCTCGACCTCGGCTGTCATCCCCCACCTGCTCATCGCGTCGCCGCTTTCCTGGCGCGCGTCGGTGCGAGGTGGCGGAACAATCAACACCACCTCGCAGGCCGACGCCACCAACCTGACTGTCACCATCCCCTCGCAGGGTTCGGACACGGTTATTCAGTGGGCTGCCACTGCCACGATCGGGGAAATCGCATGATGCAGGCTCTCCTGCGCTCTGGCGCGTACCTCGTGCTCACCCTGCTCGCTTCGCCGCTCGCAGCTCAAACCATCGTCAAGACCGACCGCCAGTGGGACGGCACCGAAGGCCAGTACATGGTCTACGCCTCACCGTGGTGCGCCAACTACGACAAGACGCTTGTCGAAGGCCGGGACTACTCGGACACCATCAGCTATCGAACCGGCGATCTGGCAACGGCGACCAACGTGCAGCTGTCCTGGCGCTGGCCGCTGGTGTCGTCCCCCAAGTGCGGCGTGCGCGGCTACAACCATGTCGCCTGGGGAAATTACGACAGCGGGTCGGTACGCAGTCCAGTCGCGCCTCGCCAGGTGTCCAGCGTCGCCGACTTCACCCTGACCTACGAGGTCGAGGACGCCGGTGGCTACGCGACCGGCTACAACGGCTACAACGGCTTGGGCGAGTTCTACCTGACCAAGGTCGCCGGCGACGCCAACACCAAAGCCATCGAGATCGGTTGGTACTGGAATGCGCCCTCGGCCACTCGCGCGTGGGCCAAGAGCGGCCGAGATCTCGGCACCTTCAAGGATCGCAACAAGCAGTCCTGGAAGGTCGCAGCGAACGTCGGTGGAGCCGCGGGGCTATTCGTCACGTTCACGCCCGACAACGCGACTGGACGCAAGGTGAAGGGCGATTTCGATGGCAAGGGTGCCATCACTTACCTGACGGCCGCAGGGGTCGTTCAGCCGACATGGTGGCTCAACGGCGCGGCGATCGGCGTGGAGCCGACGGGTGGCGTAGGCACGGCGGTGGTGCGCAAGTTCACCGTCAGCGTGAAGTAGGCGGGGGTATCTTTAGGGGTACAGGCGCTCGAAAGAAACCGCCAAACCAGCGGGTTTGCGTGTTCGATCGCCG